GGGGAAGCCCTGGGCGCTCGTGCGCTCTCTTGCTGAGGTCCATGGTGTTGCCCCGGCTCAGTTGCTCGTACATCCACGCCACGCCGCTCTTACGCTTGGCCTCCAGCGCTTCGCCGTAGGTCATCCCACCATGCTGCGGCTCCGGGCTGGGAGAAGTGAGCCACGCAGGATCTTCGAGAAGCATGGTCATCCTGCGGCGGATCTCACTGAGGCTCAGGTTATGCGTGCTGAAGTTTCCCTGATAAACAAAGACGCCCTGCGGATTGGTTGCGCTGAAGTCGCTGGCCAACTGGATAGGTGCCCATTCAAACGCTGTCGTCGGGCTGTCCACGTGCTGCTTTGTGTTGTCGATGAAGTATTCGGGGAAGATGTAGAGGGCATACGGCTCTTTCCCCGGCGCCGGCTTGATGACGGCCACCTTGAGCGGATAGAGGTACGAGTCGCTCCTCAGTTCGATTGGCAGGAAACTGACGACGCCGGCGGCCACCGTACCGAGACTTCTGATCCTGCCCTTCACGCTGCGCTCACTGCGCTCAAAGTCCGGGTCCGTCTTGCGCCCCATGGCCCTGTGATCGATGACCGGCAAGTTCACTGTCTCTGTGTTTCCCTGGGCAGTGACCACGCTCACTGAGACTTCAGCTCCGATGCGCGGGCCGCCTTCACTGTTGGCGAGATTGCGCTCCTGCACAACCTCGGCGGGGGTTCCTTGTTTGGTGAAGCTCCCTGTTGCGGGATCAGTATGATACCCTTTCGCTCTCAGATCATTGGCTTCCATTGGTACGGTCTCCTTTGGCGGTTAGTTGCCGTAATGGCTGGTGAGTCCTGCGTGTTCGGCTGCCAGCGCGCGGGCGCGTCCGGCTTCGAGGTACGTTGCGAAAAACGGCTGCATGGCGGTCATATTTGCATCCGAGGATTTTCGGCGCCAGGCGGCGTCGAGTTCGTCTTGCTCGTCGCGCATCTCGCGTTCGCGCTTGAGGACGTAGGTCTCTGGAGTCATCGACAGGGTTTCAGCCTGCATGACGTTCCACATTTCGATGAGGCGGTCGAGGAAGGGTCCTGTGGGAGCTTCGGGATAGGGCCTGAATCCCTCACCCATTACCGAGACGTATGCGCCGCGGTACGGGTAGGGTCCTAGCTTCGGCAGACTGGTTCCTGGCACGAGCTGGCTGTTCCACCATTGCGGGGTCCCGAAATAGGCTGGAGGCATCCACCGCTCAAGGACCCACCCAGGGAAGTCGGCAAACTCGGCATACTTGAGCCGACGGCGCATCTCGGTCACTTGGCGCTCGGCTACCGTGTTGGGCGTGATGCCCTCGCCGGTCTCGTCCGTTACGAGTGTCCCGCGGGACTCGACCGGCAAGTTGGGGTCCCAGTCGCACCACTCTCCAGCAGAGAACTGCCAGACGAAAGCTGAGTGGATGAGGCGGTAAAGCGGGTAGCCAATGAAGCACTCCCCGTGGCGGGTTCTGAGGTATTCGTTTGTTTCGACGTTCTCTGGTCCTGAGTATCCGTCGAGTTCGGCGTGGCTCGGCATACGTTCAAGTCTACCAAAACACGAAAGAACGGCAGGACCCACTGGTTCGGAGTCCTGCCGCAAGGAGGAAATGAAACAACGCCTGTTTAGTACCCGAAAGTGCAATAGCCGCCCGGCATGAACGAGAAGCTGTACGATGAACTTCCGCCCAGCGCATAGAGGGTAACCTGAGTCGGGACCGTCTGCGTGGGCTGCGTTGTCAGGGTGAAGTAGATGATGTCCACGTAGGTCGTGTTGGCTGTGCCGCCGCCGATGGTGCCGGAGATTGAGGTCGCCGTGGTCGCCGTGGTCGCTGTGACAGTCGTGGCAATGTCGGCAACGGTCGCTCCACCCGCGCCGGTATGCGCGAGATTCATAGTCTGGAGCACCGCGCCGGAGTTAGAAACGCTGGCCGCCAAAGTGAAGGTTTCGGAAGCGTTTGTCTCCTGGTAGGGAATAATGCACTTTCCGGGAACCACAAGACCAGGAGGGATTGGAGGGCTAATTCCGATGGGAGTATTCGAGGTCGTTGCGTTGGTGTAGACGGCGCTCACGGTCTGGATACCGCTCTGAGAACCCGACGTGTTCACCGCCGCGCCGCCGACAGTGGCAGAGACCTCAAAAGATGTGGTTGAGAGTCCTGCCGCGATCACGTAATAGATCGTGCCAGCAGTCAGGCCGGTGGGCAGCGCTGAGGTAGTCGAGAACACGACCCCTTGGCCAGCCGCGCAGGAGTTTGGGACGCTGATAACGCCGGGACTCGCAATCGTGATTGTGGCCACCGGGCTATTCGTGACGAAACAAGCCGGAAAGAAGCTCCAAGCTCCGGTCGGAAAAGCGATCTTTCCGTAGGGCGGGTAGCTATTGCCGTAGGGGTCAAACCCGCCAGCATTGCCGGGGATGGGCGCGTTGTAGCTTTGCGCGTTCACTGAGACAGACAGGACCACTGCAAGGAGCAGTCCCAGAACAACTTTCATACCGCGGGAAAACTTCATCGCCATTCTCCTTCTGAGGGCCACGCCCATCAGGTCAAACCGTTTGAGGAAATGGCAGGACCCCCATTTTGAGAGTCCTGCCAGATGTTCACTCGCCTGAGACTTAGTAGCCTACCGGCTCAGGCAATCCGCCGATGTAGCACTGGGTTTTCGGGTTCGCGCAAAAATGTTGCTCAGTGTCAATCATAAAACTGGCGAACGTCGCGGTCGGCATTCCGTTGGTCCCGATCTGGGTGAAGATCGTCTTGCCCTGATCGTTGAACCAGAACGGCGAGTCGCCCCACTTGATCGAGTTCCAGGTTTCCCGATAGATGAAATCCACGCGGGACATATTGGCGTGGATGTTATACAGGAACGGGTTGCCGGCGGCCTTCATGTCGCCCGTGGTCAGCATATCGAATCCTGCTCCGACAGTGCCGTCTGTGCGGTAGAAGTTGGTCAGCGAGAGACCGCTCTGCTCGTAGACAGCCTTCTGGCTCATGTGCATATGCATCTTGAACTTTCCGCTGGTCACGGCCGCTTCGCCGATGGACTGGATGATCTGGTCGAGGCCGAGACGGAAGAGCGGAGGAGTCAGAGACGAGCCGGCGGCGGCCACGCCATTCGACAGGATGAAGTTGTTGGCCGCTTGAGTCCTGTCGATGCCGATGGTCAGGCCGGTCGAGGAGTTGTTATTCCAGTACGGCAGGCCATAAACGAACTGCGGAGAGCCGGAGATGAGTCCGCCGAAGCGAATCACGTTACCAGCCACACCAACGGCATTGTCCACGGTGAGGATCTGCGCGCCGCCCAGGGTATCCTGAACTGCGTTCACGGTCGAGGTTCCGACGTAGGCCAGGCCGTTGTAGATGTCGATGTTGTTGCCGACGCCGAAGCAGCGCGCGCCGAAGTCTGCTGAGCTGAGGGTGTAGGAACCGCCGGCGCCAAGGGTGATGGCAGTCGTGGTTGCCCAGTATCCTGTCCCGTCACCGTTGCAAAGAGCTTCATCGCGGGTGATGGCGACCTGATCAACAGCATCGGTCATGGTTTTGTCAACCACGTTGGCCACGGCCAGATTGTCGCTCGATGTGGTCAAAGCAGCCAATTGGGTCCAGCCGACGGACACGGCGTAGGCCACGGGCTGCATGAATCCCTGTTGCCACGCCGGAGATCCGGGGCCGGGGAAGTTGGCGCTTCCATCCAGATAGACTGCCGAACGAACGGCGGGGAGCGCATTCTGGAAGGTAACGCGATAGGTGTGCTGAGAGACCTTTTCGGCCTTCGCTCCACCTTTGAGGAACTTGTCGAGGGAGTGGTCTTTCTCAACCAGCAACTGAGGCTGGTTCCAGACGCCTTCCAACATAACTGCCGCTGCTCCTACTGCCGCTTGAAGAGCCGCCATGAGTCACAACTCGCTTCTCCGGGTCCTGTCCCGGTGGTGATTCGTCAGTCCTGCGTCACGCAACGCGGGATAAGTTAGGCTGCGATTCCCCGGCTCTTCGCATGGGCAAGCATCATGCCGATACGAGTCTCCGCTTCACCGCTTGGTGCCCGTCCGCCGTTGGCCGCCTTGAATGCCTCAACTGCATACGCTTCCTGCTGCGCTGCGTCTCCGCTTCCAACTGCTGCCGGCGCGGGCGCCCTGCCCCCACCTACCTCGCTGCGGGCTGCTTCTGCCCGTGCGGCCTGCGCTGCTGTGCGTTCCTCGGCTTTCTTACCAACTGAAACCCCCGCTTCCTTGAAGATCGGTTTGGCGATCCGAACAAGGTTTTCACGGGTGAACTGAGCCGCAAGAGCGATTTCTTTCCCGCGCCTTTCTGCGCTCAGAGGTTCCATGCGAATGCGATCAAGACGGGCATAATACGCCGTAGACGCAGGATTTCCACGCTTCAAAGCAGCCGCAAAGGCTGTATTGATCTTTCCCTCGACCGCGCTCTGTTCGAGTGGGGTGAGGGCTGTGGATTTTCCAAGCAGGCCAGTAAGAGCGGTTTTGTACTGCGAATTTGTCTCGCCGTCGACCGCCGACTGGTGCTGCTGCTCCGCTTGTTTGTTGGCGTTTTGCTCATGAGTACGAATTCTCGCCTCTTGAGCGTCGAGTTCCGCTTTACGAGCCGTGAGAGCAGGATCTGCGTTTTGGTCTTGATCCGCGGTGGAGGGCCGCAATCCTACACTCTCCATGACCAAATCCCAGGCTGCTGTCAAGTTCTCGTCATTCAGTGCTTCCAACTTCTTCGTGATCTTGAGCGCAATTCCACGCTCTGTGATCTTGTCGAAAAACTTATCGGCTGTCCCATCAGTGAGAATTCTCCCGTTGGCATCCTTCCGAGGGTTGCCATTCTCATCCAAGAGAGCGCTTCCTTCGACCAGCATCCGAACCATTACGTCGGTTCCCTTTTCCGTATCGCGTCCAACGGAATTGAACGCTTCAACGAATCCGGCGTGGATGTTGGCTGTCTCAGCGATGACCTTGGCCTCTTCCGGCGATGCGAAAATCTGCTCGTAGGGAGCCAGGCGCTCCGCGATCCGCGCGTTGGCCAGAATCTCGTTCCTGATCTCGGGAGGGAGAGCGGCCTTCAAAGCTGGGTCAGCATCGAGCTTGGCGGCCAGGTCGCGCGCTCCGACAGGACTCTCGTCGTCAAAGGAGAAGTCCTCAGAGTCCTGCGCGGCTGGCGCTTCAACCTTGGCTTCGGCGGCGGGCGTCTCTTCTGCTGCCGGTGTCTCGGTCTTCGGCTGCTCAACGACCGGCTCGGGTGTCTTTGTTCCCTGCTGCTCGGCTAGGTGCTTGACCATCGCCTCTTGGCGCTGTTCGCTGGTCATCTCGCCGGATGCGGCAGGACTCGGAGGGGTGCTGGTGCTGGAAGAAGTCGCAGGTGATGCAGGAGTCGTGCTGGCGGCAGGACTCGAAACGGGTGACGGCGAAGCGGCGGCAACGGGGGCCGGGCTACTGGCGGGAGTGGCGGCGGTAGTGACTGTGGTTTCCATCGAGGGAAAGAGTAGCACGCTGGCGCAATTGGTTAGCTTCCCGCTTGTGCTGGCGCGCCGCTCCCGGCCCCTCGCTGTTGTCCCTGATTCGCCTGAGCTTGCATCGTGAGAGCCGCCGCCGCCGCCTGCTGTTTCTCCATCTGCGCCGACACCGTCATATACGCAAGTACGTTGTTATAGCCTTTCGGATTGGTTTCCGCCTGCTCCCAGTTGGATATAAGCCATTGTTTGGATTCGCTATGGCAGACGGCAGGATCATCCACGTTAGGCTCAGGAATAATCGACGGGACCACGATAGGCGGCAACTGAGGACCGCCGGGGTTCGGCTGGACGACAGGACCATTCGAGTCCTGCGCCAGTCTGTGAATGACCTTCTCGATCTTGCTCAGTTGTGCATCGAGCGGCAACTTGATTTCTGGCGGTAAGAGGTATTGCGCCATGACGCGCTGAATCTTCGGATCGGCAAGCATCTGGGCAACGATGGGCATCTTCTGGTTCTGCGCCAGGAGCTGCATGAGCCGAGCCTGAATCTCTTGATAAGTAGCTGGGAATCCTGCATCGGACTCGGGATACGTGAAAAAGTCGCCATTCAGTTCGGCTTTGAGAATCCTGATCGTCTTCCACGAACCCTCTTGCTCGCCAGGCTCGACAATCTTGATTTCCTCGTCCATGTTCTCGACTGAGCATCTGACAGAGAGCCGGGCCGCGTCCGCATCCTCGGCGCGCATCTGGTCGATGTACTGCTTCAGGCGTCCGAGAGCCGTGTTGAGGGCTTGTTCTTGTCCTGCGGCCGTCTCTACATGCTTGTCGGACCCGCCGAATACCTGGGGCATCACTCCGCAGAGGAACTGGGCTCTGGTGGTCAGGTTATCAGCGTACTTCCAGATTTCCGGGTCGGGATTAAAAGTGAAGTGGTGGAACAGATCGGCCATGGGCGTCCGTTGGCCGGTTTCTTCGTCGGTCCTGCTGACTCCCGTGAGGTTGCCGGGTGTCGCAATCTTGTTCTGCAGGGCGTTTCCGTCGATGGCGTCCGCGTCGAAGAATCCCGCACCGAAAGCGATGCGGTCGGCATAGGCCTCGATCTTGTTGACAATCTTGGTCACACGCTCCTGCACGTCCATGACGACTTTGCCGGCGGCGAATGGGTAGGCTCCAAGGCCCTTGATCGTCCCGCACCAGGTCCAGTGATCCTCTTTAGCCTCATTCACTGCATCGAGGAAGGTATCTTGCCCACACAGGACTAACTTGCATCCCTTCGGATACCGGGCAGTCAACTCCTTGGCGAGTTCCTGATCGTCGAGTTCATTGAAGGCCACCACGTCAATCCAGCACCGCGAGTACGAGCACAGGCCCTCTGTGGTGATGGCGCGCGCATTTGATCCTGGCGTTGTCTGCTGAGACCGGCCCCGCTTCGAGGCGTCTCCATCCACGGCGGCATCTGATCCCATCGAGGCGGCAATCGCGGCGTACATGGCCGGATAGGCTGCTCTGATCTTGGCTGCCGATAACTCGATCGTGTAGTCCAGAATCTCGGTGTCGGCAATGGGGTCATCTAGCGCATCAGGATTCACATCAACCATCAGGCCATTGGCGATCGTGAAGGCGGTCATGCCGTTGGCTTGCTCGATCTCCGATACCTTCACAGGAAGATCAAGCATCTCGCCTTCGTACCAGTCCTTCTGGTTCAAGCTCATGCCGCACTTAGCGCAAACTGACTTCGAAGAAAATGGCGAGAGTCCTGTGTCTTTGTTGAAAAATCCGCAGTTGGGGCAGAGGTATCCGTCTGGACTGATCTTAGTCGGCCTGTTCTCGTACTGAGGAACCAGCGACGTGCCAGCTTTCTTCTGGTCGATCGTGTATCGGGTGTACCGGAAGAATCCTCCGCAGGTCCAGAGATAGAGCAATTTCAACTGGTGGAGGGACGCGATCTTGTTTTTGCGTTCGTTGAATGCCTGGATGGTCGATGCTTTGTTGGCAATCTCCAGATCTTGATCGTCCTGCGCATCGGCTGGCTGGTAACGCACCTTTCCTAGATCGACCATCAGGGCCGCGATGAAGATCATCAAGAACGTCTGATAAATATTGTCGTTGTGCGCGTAGAGGTCCGGGTCTTCCCCTTGGCCTAAGAAGCCGGCCATAAGCTGATTGATCGTATCAAGCGAGGCAGACTGATCGTTGAGCAGGGCAAAGGTGCTGCCGCGGATTGCTTCGAATGCCCGTGTCGATTCAGAGATGAACCTCATGCGCTTCGGCTGATAGCGTTTCTTGAAGGTCGTGCGCAGCTCGATGAGGGCGGCTTGGCATCGCGCGTCCAGTTCAGCTTTGGCGGCCACCTGCTCGCCTGTGAGTTCCTGGGGAGCATCGGGGGTAGGGTCCGTGCTCTGCGCAGGACTCGCGCCTGAACCATTGGCGTTCAGTTGCTGGAGCGCGCTCTGTGGGGCTGCGGTGGTCTCCATCTGTCTACACCCTCTCTGCTTCTTCAATCTTGGCTAGGATTTCTGGAGGGACGGCCCTGGGCGGCAAACTCGTCTCTAATGTTCCGATAGTGCCGATTTGTGGAGTCCTGCTGGCTTGCTCTTTGGACGACTGAATCTGACGCCGCACCCTCCGGGTCCAATCCGCGAGTTCGATCGGACTCAGCATCCTGCCAAACTCCTGAGCGGCCAGCTCGGCCATGATGAACGGATTGTCAGCATTGACGTTGGCCCAATCCACTTCAGGAGCTTCTTTGCGCGGGGCAGGACTCGGCGCACCCTCTTTCCGGTGACGTACCAGCGCTGGCTGAACCATGGCGAAGTTTTCTGGAAGTTGGACTGAAACAGAGACTGGTTCTGCCAATCGTGCGGCCAGGACAGCGTTCTGGGCCTCAAGCGAGGCGATCAGCGCATCCTTGGCCGCCACGACTTCGGTGTGGTGTTCGCGGCTGATCCAAGGTAGTTTCACGTTTATGGCCACTCCGAAATGCGAACTTTGGTATCGGCGCCCATCGATTTGACTTGGCAGTATGGTGTGGCCGCACCGCCACCGCCGTTGTAGTTTGCCGGCACTCCGATGAACGGTCCGCGGCCAATGTGGGTAGTATCGCCAATTTTGATCGGCTGCATCGCAGGAGTGTAATTGACCACGCTTCCGTTCGGAAAGGTCACAACGAGTCCTGCCGCTGCGCCGGAACCATCTTCAGCAATCTCGACATAACTGGCGAAAATCTTGGCCGTCAGAGCCACATTGGCACCGCTGGTAACCGGCGTGACGAGCGGTTGAACGATTGGACCGAATGGCATGGCTCTATCGACCTCCTGAGAACATATTGCGCGCGGGCGCTACAGGTTGACTGTCATCTGCATCAGGCTCGGAGTGGCCAGAGAACATCGATGGCCCTTTGGCGACCGGCGGAGCCGAGTCATCCATATCACCGTCGGGAGGGGGTTGCATGGCTTGCTGGGCGCTCTGCTGGGCTTCGGGACCGAACTTGCCGGCATGAGCGTCCTGCACCAGCCGATGAAGATGTTCAGGATGCATTTTGGAAATGGCCGCCTTATGATCTTCGGCAGGACTCCCATGCTTCCCGTCTTTGGATTTATCAGCCGAGTGGAGAGCTACGGCTACGGTCTGCTTGTCTGCCCTCTCTTTGCCAAACTTCTCCTCAGTGTGAGCAAAGGTTGGCCCTTTGTGAAATTCGCGGATATTCTCGCTTACATGACCTTTTCCTTGGATCAGTGGCATTTGTCTACTCCTCACGCTGAACGAAAGAGTAGCACGGCAAAGAGAAAGGGCCAATCCGTTACGGACTGGCCCTCACCCTGCTCTGGTGCTACACAACGACTCCTTTCGTTGGATTTACACCTGATTCCACCACGCAACTTCCTGCGCGCGCCGCTTGACCAAGCCGGGGAGCTTTACCGTCCCGGCGTACACCCAATGCGGCAACTCATTCGGCACATTGGCCAGTCCATGCGAGAGCATCGTGCGCAACCTTCCAAACCCTTCGTTATAGCAAAAGCTCACCAGCGCATCGAACTGCCCCTGTGTCAAATGCCCATCTACGAAGAGCGAATTGATCTGCGCATCGAAACGGGCAATATCCTCATCGAAGAGAATCACCGCCTGCCTGGTCGTAATCCCGTCGGTATAGGTATGCTGTGCAAGATTGTAGGTGGTTAGCTTATGGCCGTATCCGATGGTAGGGAAGCCGTTCGCATCGCTGTAGAGGGACGTGCGCAGCCCCTCCCAGCCCATGATTGCCGTCCTGCATTGCTCACTTGATTGCATGGTGCCTCCGAAAAAGAGCCGCCTGCACATGAGAACAGGCGGCTATGAAAATGCGCGGGCCAGAATCAATACCGGCAAGACCGGGGTCCGCGCAACTTATTCGGGGCCGAGCCTATGCCTCATGCAGCAGCCCCGTAAACTGGTTAGAGTCCTGCCGCGATAGCAGCCTTGTCTTTGGCGATCTGCGCGTCTGCTACAGCAGCGATGGAGGCCCAGTTCAGATCGGCGTCGGCTAGAGCCTCTTCAATCGTCTTGACCGCATTGGCGTTGGCTTGCTGAATCTGGTTGTAGGCGTTTATCCCGAGAGCGAGAGATTGTGCGATGAGGTTTGCAATCGTTGCAGCATCCATTACTTACCTCCTAGAGCGGTGTAGACGCCGTTCACAACGGCGGTAGCTGAGTTCATCACGGCGCTAAATACAGACTGCGCCTTGGCAGACTTGAGATTAAGAACTCCGTCGGCTTGAATATGTTGGATGGCGATGAGTTCCGATTTGATGCAGGACAAAGAACCAGTAGTGTCGGTAGCCGTCAGGACACACTTGTCTGTCGTTTTGCCGAGCTTTGTCAAAGCGATAAGCTCAGTCTGCACAAAAATGTCGTCTTGGGGAGAAATCGCGCCCTGGTTCACGACGATAATCTCGGCCTGCTGAGCATCTTTGATGACCATCGAAGTGTTGTCGAGGGCGCTGGCGATCTGCTGGCGCTGTGACGTGCTGGCAGGGCATCCGGTGAGCAGCGTGGCCGCCCCAATGCTCAGCGCGGCGATGATTACGATTCGTTTCATTGGTGCTGCCTCCTGTGCTGCGGGTTGTGCGCCGTGGCGCTGGTTACTGGTTTCCGATTGCCTGCATAATCTTCGCAGCCGCGACAATGACGCCAAGCCAAAACATGATTCCAAGAAGCAGATAAAGCGGTTTACGTTTCATTGCGGCCTCACTTCTTGTTGATGGCTGCGAGTTCCACGGCGTGCGCTTCGATGGTGGCCGTCTGTGCTTGCGCCACGGTCGAATGCGTGTCGTAGTCCTTGGCGTAGAGTCCGAGCGCAACGGGCACGAGACACGCGACGTATCCCTGCCATGTATGCTCTCCGCTGTAGTTTGCCGCAGCCATCAGCAACGCGCCGATTGCTCCGATAAGAGAGGTTTTCCAGTTCTTCATTTCCCCTGCTCCTTTTGATACTTCTTTGCTTTGCGGCGGCTTGCATCGCTGCTCACCGCCGCTAGGCGTGCCGGAGTTAACACCCCTCCGACTGAGTTGAGTGGACCTACTCCACTCTGCTTAATGCGGGGCTTTTCGCATTGCGCTACTAAGCCCCTCTCTGGGGTATCTCAATCTCTTTGCGCGGGAGCCAGAATTAAAGGAGTTGCAGTGTCTCTGTGTCTGCGTCCTGCGTACCCTTGAGTCTCGGCCTTTCGGCTGCTCTAATACGGGTATCTGGCTTTCACGTCGTCGGTAATCATGTAATCTGCGCTGCAAGATGGTCCACATCGATTCCGCTTGATTACACTTTCACTCCGCGCAAACTGTGCCGAGATTCAGGCTCCCGGCTGGCCTAATGCGCCGTCCGAAGACAGCCGCAATCTTTGGGACTTATATACTTGAGTCCCTTATTTCATTCCGACTTCCAAAAACACTCCGTTATGGACTCCGGGCGCTGGATTGTCCACGATTCGCACGAATCGTCCATTAGCAAAGTCAACGCGCTCAGGCATTACAGCGTCATCTGCGGTGTAATTTCCAGCCAGCGCCATCCCAACGCGAACGCCTTCATCAAAGGCAAGATGCGCAAGGGCTTCGCGTTTGTCGTACCACGGAACATCTTCCGTATCTGGGTCTAAACTGCGTCCCTGCTCTTGCCACCACTTCTCGAATCCGTTTAGCATCGCTTACCCCTTTCAAGGGAGTTAAGTATGTAATTCCCCAATCTTTGGTTCCGGGGGAGCGAGTCGAACGCTCAAGGCAGGAGATTATGAGTCTCTGCTAGCCACCATCAGCCCCGGTAAATCTCACTTATTTCGTGCTTGTTCATTCGCCAAAATACGATAGAGCGTAGAGCGTGAAATCCTCAAGAATGCCGCCGCCTCGCGCTTGTTTCCGCGCGTGTACTCCGCCGCAGCGACAACCGCATTCCGCATTACTTCGGCCAGCGGGATAATCTCAGATTCGCTCATGTGTCTATTTTGCACACATCACTCCGCGCTGTCAAGCGCCTCTTCTCCCCAAAGTTGCGATTCTGTCAGCGGGGTTTCGGGCTGCTCAACGATCTCGAATCCGGCACCGCCAAGATTTGGCACGGTTGACGCGCTACCGCACGGGATTTTGCGACGTGGATCATGTTCTCCTGGCATTTGCGGAGGTTCTTCAAGCATGGTAGTTCTCCTTTACGGGATGTAGCCGCTCACTTCTGAGATCGGCGGTTGTTTGGCGCTGCGAGAAATTGATGGATCGCCAGAATTGTTCTGTGAGCGTGGCGGCATCCCAGCAGGAGGAATTTTGAAGTATTCTTTGATTTCCTTCTGACCATCCTGCAAAGACTGCATCTGGCTTGCCAGAACATCCACCTTCCTTTGCAGGTTGTAGTAGGAGGAGATAGCTCCGGCCAGCAAGCCTACCAGCACCATAACGATAGCGACACCCTCTTTTCCGAATTTAACAGCCTCACCTAAACTGACCGTCACAGCGCCTAGTTTAACCTCTGCCCGGTCGGCCCGCGCCGTCTCTCCTGCCATCGTTGTTGGGTGCTTCATTTCCTCTGCCATCTTCTTCCCTCGCGTTCAAATTCTACAACCCCGCCGCCCGATTACTGGAGTTTGACGGTTACGGACTTTTATCTTCTACGCGCCTAACGGCAAGAGTAAACAATCACGTAGTAACTTGAAGCTGTCAGCGCCGACGTGATCGCGTTAAGCGTGTGAACGGTGGTGCTTTCGGACACATATCCCCAAGGAGCGTAAGTGGCCGTAGGGACATAGGATGAGTTCGCCGGATACACATCATAGTGGCATGACTCTCTGTTGGTATGCGTGTAGGCGTCTGTTCCGGTAAGCAGCACTCCCGTAGATGTCGTGCCGGTGTCGGTATGCAGGTTGAGAGTGCCAGAGTTCCACCCACAGTTGACACTACCAGCGCAGGCGACTGTTGGGGATGCTCCTGCCGCCGCTCCAACGGCCCACGTCAAATTTGTCGCGTTGACGAAGTCGAGTGCGGTAACTCCGCCGCTCGGCGCGTAGATGGCGTTGTAGGCCGTGCTACTTGAGCGGACGATACCGCTGAAGATTGGGGCTGTCGAGCTGATACCGCTGTCTTGAAGTTGTCCCGTTGTCCCTGAAAAAGATGCGAATGCCCCGCTATTGGCTGATGCTGGACCCGTCGTAATTCCCGCGCCCGTGCCTGCAAGCGCTTTTCCTGTCAACGCTGCACCCGTACCACCGCTGATGATCGCTTGCCCGGAGGTGACATTTATCAACGTGCCAAGGTTTGCTTGATTAGCTGCGGTGGGAATCCCTGTTCCGGTTGTGTTATACAAAAATCCACTTGCCAAGCCGCTCAAAGCTGTACCGTTGAGACCTGCTGCTGAGGTGGCATTGGCCACTGCCGTCGAACCAATCACAGCAACCACCTGAGCAGCCGTCGCAGCAGCAGGCGCACCTGATCCGGGCCAATACTGCAACCCGGTAAATGGCGTGGTGCCACTAACAGCCGTTCCGGTGGCCGCGTAGTAGGTGGGAGACCACTGAGTTCCGCCGTTGACCGTTCCGCTGCCTTCGCCGCCTCCAGCAGCCCATTTCACGCCCAGCGCTTGAGTCGAGTCTGCGGTGAGGACATACGTGTCTGCGCCAACGGGAACTCTGGCATTTACCGTGCTGAAACCATATAGATCACCCTTGGTGGTCAATGGCGATGAGCCGCTAGGACATCCCACAGTCGTAGCACCGCCATTCGCGTCTGTGCATAGAGGTATTGCCGTGCCTGAGACCGTGCCTGATGTCAGCAAATTCGTGTCTGTGCCTTGCAGTCCGCTAGCCTGCACAAACGCCCCGCTGCCCACGACATTCGTCAAACTGTCCGTCAGCTCGAACGGCGTCGCTATGCCGGTCGAACTCCCGGTAATCGCCACGGGTGAAGTGATCTCGAACGTTGTGGGAGTCAAGCCCGTGGATAATACTGTGCCGATAACTCCAACCAAGTTCGATGCTCCACTAGTGAAATTCGTAAGCCACACCGTATTCTGATTCGCCTGAAGCGTATTGGTGCCGCTGTTGGTGAACGTGTAGGTATACGGGCCGGTGCCGGTGACCGTGACGCCTGTGATATTCAGGTTAGGCGCTTGGTATGACCACAGCACGCCAGCGTCACCGCCGGAGTTCGTAGGCTCCTGAAATCCCAATCCGCGCGTCCACGGGTACGATACAACCAACTCCCCAGAAGGCACCTTCACAACACGTCCGGCATTCAGATTCGTGTACTGGTTGTAGAGGTCAGACGTGTTTTGCCATACCGCGGTGAGCTTTCCCACGTTCGTCCACTTGGTAGCGTCCGGGATGATTCCGCTCGATTCGATTTTGTCGCTGTTGAGCCGCGTGACCATTGGAAATGCGAAGGTGGACGTGTTTGAGCAAACGCCACCGGGAGTTATCGTGCCGAGGTCAGTCCATTGCTGCGTGAGGGATGTTGGGCAGACGGTGGCCATGTAGCCCTCTGCACCGGCCGTCGTACCACCGCACACATCGTAGCAGTAGTAGCCTGATCCTGGAATTAATGGGACAGGCACGTTGACAGCATTGATATTTCCAGTGCTGCCAGTGGTGATTGACATTTCTGGCGACAAAGCAGTCGCGCCGACAAAGTTCCGATAGGCCGTCCTGTAAAAGCGGGCTGTGTTATCCGGCAAATGCGCACCATAGGTGGTCCCGTTCGTTATTAACGATCCGCCCGGCGGGAATATGGTTGCGTCGGTAACAATCGGCGTAACTGCCAGCGGCTTGACCTGGTCGATGTACAGCGAACCGTTGCCGGTCATCCTGGTCTGTGGGCCTGTTGCTGAATTCGGGTTCCCTTGCTGCCCAGAATCCACCACCTTGAGCGCTCCATCGCCCATGGTTCCACTCGGAATTTGCTCGCCATCTCCCAGCACACCTTCAGCCGACGCTCCGCCGCTGACATAAGGATGCTTGGCGCAATTTGCCGTATCGTTTTGCATGAAGTGATACGCCGTGCTGCCTGTAAATGCGAGCAGCCCCTCTGCGCCTGTCGTCTCATGAGGGAAGATGCAGAAGCCGTCGATGACTCGAATGCTCACCCAGTCGTTTCCGGCGAACTGATTGAGATATAGCTGTGCGGTGCCGGATGAACTACCAGTAGTCGTCGCGGTAGTCGTTGCCTGAAACGTATTCGGCGTTACGCCCGTAAGAACGGTCACTACCTGACCGTTGAGAAACGCAGCGCCCCCGGTGAACTTGTCAAGATATACCGGGTGTCCTGCAATCAACGTTGAGCCGGCGTTTGTTTGGGTAAAGGTCAGCGTCCCTGGTCCAGTGCCAGTAAAGCCGCTTATCGCAATGTTGGACTCTTCGTCGCCATAGCCACCAATTTCCGCATAGCCAATATCGTAGGTCTCTGATTTTGTCCACTGAGCTACGTTTTTGAAAAACACTGGAAGCCCCGGCAAGCCAATCACAGGAAAATCTCCGTAGGGATTCCTTGTATCCCATTTCGGGCCTGTCGTGTGATAGCCGATGCCCTTGAAACTGATCGGCGGGTTGATGACAAGATTGGCAATCCCCTCAAACTGGCAATGTCCAGGCGAAGTCCATTTGTCTGTATACCCGCAATGCTGCTGCATTATGTCAGTCTGAAGTATTGTCGTCACAGCGATAGCGGTTCCTTGAGCGGGGCATCCCGTAGCTGTTCCCATTGACGGGTCTTCCGCTGAGGCCGCCGTGGGCTGGCTTGACAACGTGTTATTTCCCGGTTTGTACATAGCCAGCGCTGTATTGAAAACTCCCGAAACGGCGGACATAACAACATCGGCCTCGGCGCCATTGCCGCCAAGCGAGCTGTCGAAGTAGACCCTGCAAGTTGTTCCTGCTGCGCCGGACGCGCCGGTTATACCACTTACGTAGGTGCCACCGGCGATAGCAGAACCCACGAACGACGGCATAAGGATGGTAGAACCCGTCTTGGCGTTGCTCTCCGCTAGTCCTGCTGAGCCACTTCCAATAAAGTGCTGGTTCTGTACTTGTTGAACAACCATCTGAGAAAAGGCAATTGCACCGTGATAAGCCTGCGTGTTTGCCGGCAGTGTGCAATCTCCTCCTCCGCCTGGGCTCCCCCTAATTTGCAGCGCTTGAAAGTTATCTGTCGGCTGTACACTCGTGCAATTATAGTCCGATTGAACCTGTCCCAGCACGGTCACAACACCAGTCGAACTCCCACTTGTGGTAACTGTCACCGGCACCGTAAAAGTCGTGGTTCCATTTGTGGAGGTCACAAACCCCATCGTGCCATTCAGCGGCGCAAGTCCGCCAGTAAAATACTCGAAGTAGGCAATGCTGCCGCCTATCGTAGATCCGTTCGTATACCGGTTCGCCCCCGCCACCAACCTATTTACGCCGGAGTTCGTGAACGTAAGCGGTCCCGGCCCTGTGCCAGTGACGCCCGTAACCGAGATGCTGCGATTTGAGAATAGGCAGGCGTCGTTCACAATGCCAGGGCAGGGTGGTAAACCAGCAGAGGCGTTGATGAGGTTGTTGAGCGCAGTATTGGCATCCTTCGCGCCGGTGCCGCCTGAATCAATCGGGCATGGAGATCCTGTTCCGCAGCCATTTGCGGTAATATGCCATCCGGTTGAAAGGCAAACATATTGCATATACGTGGTGCTGGTAGCTAGCGTACCTACAAAAACAGCGCTAGGGCATAACTGTGCTGGAGGGTCTAGTGTTCCCACCAAAGAGACATCGCTGCAAGGTCCACCATCAACTGAAAAACATCCCAGCACATTCAAATTTGTATATTGTGCGTCCTGCGGATTGTATGGACTCTGGCTGCAAGTAATTGGCTGCTGCGTATTAAGATTCCAAACTCCTTGAGTCGATATAACCTGATAGCACTGTGGAGTTCCCTGCACGGCACCATTCACGACGTAGGAGAGTTGGTACTGGCTATTTCCTGTGGTCCCATTGCAGTCGATGAGGTCATTCGACCAAACGGACGTGTTGACCACGCCAGAGGAATTAGCTTGAACTTGATATCCGGTCTGAACAATGACCGAATAGCCGTTGATCGATACAGGACTCGCACAGTTCTGAAGCTGGATCTTGACGCCGGCGTATGGCTGGCCTGTCCCGACGATTGAAGTCAGGTTGCCTTGAACTGGCAGAGGGGTTGGGGTTGTCGCAAGAGCTTGCAGCGCGCCGAGCGCGCCCAGCAGGTAAACCAGTGTTTGAATGATCTTTCGCATTGGCGGTGTCACTCTCCGAGGGAAAGAGTAACATCTTGCTCAGTCTGGACGGCTCCGCTTCCGCAAAGTGGCTTTTTTTGAGTGGATGAACTCGACTTTGGAGTCCTGCGGCCGTCGCGGTTTGCTCAAAAACGGGACCGGGTTCGCTCCACAACCGCGGCAGGACTCTTCAAGCGCCCAGCTCGCCACGCACTCAGGACACGGGACTGGGCCTCTCGGCTTCTCAAAGGTGCGCGCGGTGTACTTGCCGTGGATCGCACAGGTCATCTTCGAAAACCAGTAATGGTGCAGGATAATGGCCTGGTCGATCAATAGGCCTCCTTGAAAGAGCACTGGGGGCATTTGTAGAGGCCGTGCTGGCAGCGCGCCGTTGATTGCAGTGGTCGGTCGATAGTTTGCTCAACGTCTGCAATTGTGACCTCTGGAGTCTCGGTCTCTGTCGTATCCTGCGGTTGCGTCTTCCGGCGCCGATCAACTCCATTGGCATTCCAGCGCGTTGATTTGCACTTGCCGCAGCGTTTGGACTGCTCGGGATGCTCGAAGATCGGATTTGGCATCCCGTTGGCCTGGTGGAACTTCGGCAGCCACGGTTCGCCGCATACATCGCAGAACGGGACTTTGATTTCCTTGATGGCCATTAGGCAGCTTTCCTCAACGGAACGAACTCGGTCTTGGTCACGATGAATCCTGTCAGCCACACCCGGCCTAGCGAACTCATCTCAAACACAGGAATCGCACTGGTGCGCACAGGCACGTCGGCGGGACTCTCGGTTTGTTGCGTCCGGTTTGAGAGGAGTATAGCACCTATTGGTACAAAAAGGAAAAGTCCTACCGTGTCGCTTCGAACAAGAACCATGCGCGCCGCTCGGCCTCGTCGATCCAGACCTCGATCATTGCCGTGCTGGCATAGTCGCCCACGCTATCTGTGACCCCGTGGCAGGCCCGCAGACGGGTAATCAGCGTCCTGTTGTCGCCCAGGAGTTCCTTGAGCATCGTTTCTGGCGCCAGGTCGGCGTCGTCGCAGTCCTGAATCTTCTTCAGTTTGGCAATCTGGCCGATCGATCGTATTGTGGTCCCGCCGATCTTTCGCACGCGCTCAGCAATGTCGTCAGTGATCTCGTAGATTTGCGTCGCCTGCTCGTCGAGCATCAGGTGCCAGTCGCGGAAATGCGGCCCGGTCATGTGCCAGTGGAAATTCTTGGTTTTGATGTAGAGCGCAAAGCAGTCGGCCAG